GATGGCCTTTGGCCACCTCTATGCGCAAGGGTGACAGCTTACGGTTTCCCGCAAACCCAGACCCCTCAACCCTACGGTTGAGGACCCTCTGGCAGTTTTCGGAGTTGCTTAGCTCACAAGCGGTTTAACCTACCCCCAGGAGCCAAGGTGCTTTCCAACGCACTTTGACTTCTGTCGAGCGTTCTAGTCCATAGACGCTCGAGGGCTTTGCCCAGGGGTCAGGTAAAAACCCTCCCGAAGTGGAAAAGAAGATATTTGTCTTCCTTTCCAGGTCCCGAACTGTGTTCTCATACTTCATCTTGGATCCCAAGATGATAGTTGATGATAACTTTCGGCGAAATCGATCGCTACTCATTCTCACAGAAGGAGCAGACGGTTCGAGCGATTCGGGTTGAACTCTAAAATAGAATTCAACCGACCTTATCCGGCTCACAGACTTCCTGTACCCTTCTTTAAGGGACAGACGAAGCTGTGCATCATCGGATAGTGCTAAGTCGCTGAGAAGTTCCAAACCTTCGGCCCGCCATTGCGAGTCGGAGGAAAGGACCTCTCTCACCCACCCTGACGCCGCACGGTCCAGTAACGACTGTCCCGAACGGCCCAGGGGGGAGAGTCCTAACCCGATGATCAGCTCCTCTTTAGGACGCTGGGTCAGGTAGGACAGCCACTTAACATGCTGGGTGCTTGAACGCTTAGGAAGTATAGGCAATCCTATACCTCCATAGGCCTCAGGGGCACCCAAAGGCAACCCTAATCTTGCTGCTAACATCCACGTATAATAATACGGGGATAGTTTCCAGAAGAATTTGGGTATACTCCTGGTGGGACGCGTAGCGTCCCCACCAAAGGCTGTAGGCTGGGAAACCCAGGTTACATGCCCTTTGGTACCACCAGGAGGCGCTACCAAGACGGAGGTAGGCCAGAAAGGTACTTCAAACCCAGACTCAAGAGGTATCTCAGCAATGAGACCTCTTGTGGGATGATTGAAGCACTTGCTCCACGACATTTGCGCGGAAAGCTCTTCTAAGCAACTGTAATACAGCTGCTGCCGAGCTTTGGTCCACCGTGGGAGTACGGCGTCATCGCCTACTCCCCTCATCTTGGCATCAGTACGGTTAAGACCACTATACTTGCGCTTCCGTTCAGAACGGGAGTATGGGTATACCTTAAGTGTTTGCTCTGCGGAACACAGAGAAACAAGCATTAAGGGGGGGAAAGATGTGGGATCGCCCATCATCTGCCCCGTGGTAGTAATCGTACCGGTGAGGCCGTTAAGGTAATCGATCCACTCGGACCACATTTCAAAAATGTGGTCAGCGTGGCCGAGCCCATTACGGCCTGTCCTCTTCCTTGATGCTTTCAATAAAGTATCATCAAGAAGAGGTGCTCTCGAGTACTCTACCTGTAAGTCAGACGGACGAAGTTCGTCTGGCTTGCAGGAGAGGATTTTCTTCGGACCAAAAAGCTTTGGAAACCAACGCTTATATGGTCGAAGGCAGGAATAGCGCTCCGCTAGTTCCTCGTAAAATCCTCTGGTGAGCCACTCAGGGTGCAAGTCGGTGGCGGCTGTGCAATCCTGGGATTCCCAGGGTCCACTTTCGCCCCGCATGTCAACCCTGAGGTCTCCTCCTAGAGCCTCAGAGAAGCGCGGATCGCGGATCATTACATGGTCCGCCACCCGCCTCAGGATCTGTTGAACTAAGTTCACTGCAGTTAGACTGCAGGTTGGGAACCTAGTTTTCAGACCCTTTTCCTCCGCCACAATAGGCAAGATGGGAACGTACGTTATGGATTCCATAATGTACTCCACACCTAGTCTAAGGTAGTCTTGGAGGAAAGCACCGCAACCTGGGAGAGTTTTTTCTAACTCATCCCATGGCCCCCTGAAGAGTCCTTCCACGCCCGCCCCGCTTGTAAAGCAGGATTGGCTGAGGAGCTCCAGGTAGGAACCATCAGAGTCTTCCACAATGGAAGGCATCTGGGTTGCAGCCCGCTTCTTCTTAAGGGCATAGCCGAGCAGCACAATGTGCTGAACTCCAGCCGTGTGCCCTCCCCTGCTTCTAGGGTAACCTAGTGCAGCATTGGCGGTGGGCATGGTGTAAAGTTCCTTGGGGCCCAATTTGGGACCCCAACGCTCGACATACTCCTTAAGGAAGGGCCTCCAATAGCCCGGCTCAGGCTTGGGCTCTGATGTCAATCGTGACATGAGAGCCTCCAAGCCTGACGGGTCTTTG